GATCGTTTAAGCCTTTTATTGTACCGTCATCGGCTAATTCGGCTTTTTCCAAATCAAGCAAGGCGCGAACGGCTTTAATGTTTTTTGCCCCGCTTGCCGTTAATGCTGTCGTAACGGCGTTTTCGATTTTGAGGGTTTTAACCTCTGCGGCGTGGGTTTCGTCTTTGGTTTTATTTTCAGCTTGAAGCGTTTCGATCTGCTTCTTCATTTCCTCGACATCGCCGCCCGACTTTTTGAGGGTTTCAAGCTGTCCATCGCGCTCTTTTACGGTTAATTCAAGGGCTTTCTTTTCGTTGTTTACCTCGTCAAACCGTGTTTTGGGAATATAACCCTTTAATTCCTCTGCGGATGCCGCTTCAACCTTTTTTGCGGTTTCCTCGTCAAGCCCTAACTTGATCAGTTCTTCTTTTTTCATGGTGTTTACCATCCTTTCAATACATTTGTTATCGCGGTTTAGTCCGCTTTATTGTCTTTGTGTTTTGCGCCTACAAATACCAAAACGGCGATTTATCTATTAAAAAACCGCCTTTCGGCGGTAATTTATGAGAACATAAAAATATAACCGCCATTTTTAGCGGTTATGCGGGGTTACTGTTACTAACGTGATACTAAAAAGCACTTTTGAAATTAAGTTTTCAAAAGTGCTTTTTATTCTTTTTCGTAAAACTCACATTCTGCGGTGTTGTTGCTTATTTCGTTTGGTTTATAATTCGGGGGATTATACAGTTTGCAAAAACTTTTATACCATCCGACTTCTTCACCCTTTACTATGGTTTTATCACGAAACATACAATTTTTACATTGTTTTCCTTGATCTCTAACGCCGCCATCGCCGAATTTCTCGCCCTCATGCAAGTCTACCCAAGTTTTAACTTGTTCCATTTCAAATCACCCCTTTAATTTTGTTCAACAACTTCTATGTCTATAAAGATTTTACCGCCTTTTTTCTCAACCTTTGTAACATTAAATCTTGTACCACGTTGAAAAATCATTTCCGCTTCACTCCCAAACGATGATTGAGTTGAAACGCCATCCCAATGGAACTTATCACCCCGCCCATACTGTGAAAATGGCTCTGCATACATCATTTTTGTACCTGCGGGGGCGTACACATTCATAATGATCGGTTTACTTGAAAACCCCGCCCCCTTTGAAACGCCTGTACTAAAAAAGCCGTGATCAATCGGTTTAGAACCAAGTAATAAGTTGGATAATTCCTTTTGTGATAAGTTAAAATCAGATGGGGAAATACCAAAAAACTTATCCATACCGCCGTATTCAACGCCACGTTGCACCCAAACGTCAAAATTATAGGAACTGCGATCTATAATGTCGGTCATATTATCAATTAGCTTTTTAACTTCACCGCGCTTAAAGCCGCTATAACTCATCCCTATTTCGTCAAGGTTTACATTCCCAACGCCTAAAAACTTGTTTGTTCCGTATTCAATACCCCGTAACGGTTCATTGAATTTTGAATAACTACCCGTATATTCATATATGGCTTGTTTTTGGGCTTTTGTAGCGTTGCGCCACGTTTCACCGCTAACACTCCGCAACATATCATCGGCTTCTTTTGTGTTTTTCGCCCATAATGCGGCATCCTTTCGTGCCTGGGTAAAAGGATCATCTTTTATTATACCACCGTTTTTAATATTTGTCAATTCCTTTTTAACGGCTTGAAGTCTGTTTTGAACCGAATAATAAGATGCCCCCTCTGTGTTAAATTCCTCTAAATCCGCAAGTAGCTTTTCCCATTTCTCAATATCACCAGGGGAAGAAGCCATCTTTAATTGTTGTTCAAAATAATCTTTCTTTGCTTGAATACTGCCTTGTTTTGCGTTCCAATCAAGCGTTGTAACGTCATCTTTCCAAATCCCGCTATATGTTTTACTCTCCAGGGCATCAAATTGTGCGGTTAATTCAAGCTCTTGTTTAGTGAGGGCTTTTATTTTCTCTGCGTTCAACTTCTTTTCAAGCTGTACGCTGTAATCAGATAACAACCCGTTTAATTCGTCCAGTTTAGCACCCTGGGCGATGTCATGTGCGGTATTGCCTAGCAGTTTCTTAAATTCCGTTTCATCAAGCCCCTGCAACAATGCCGTTTTTTCGTCCTCTAACCCGCCGATCTTTTCTTGTAATTTCTTTTTGGTCATATACTCTTTTTTAGGCGGATCGGGCGTTATTTCGGGCTTTGGCTTCGCATAGGTAAGAGTGCCATCGGCATTGTAAACCTTTAACCCGTCTTTGGGCTTTGTACCGTCAACAAAAGTAGCTTTCCAATCGTTATATTGCATATCAGACGGAACATAATAAACTTCCCCATTTTCATCCCTTGCCGCCCGTGCGCCAAATTCATCGGGAAAGTAGGGGGCTTCCGTTCCCCTGCACCACGGATGAAAAGGCGGCGCGGTAACGCCTATCACGAAATCAGACATCGGAAAGTGTTTGCCGTCCATTGCACCGCATACTTCACACGTTTTGCCGTCAAGCGTTTCAACAACTTCAAATTCTTCAACTTCAAGTTCAAGAAATGCATCCTTTTGCGCCATACTTGAAAATACCGCGCTTTCAGTCATTACTAACCGCCCCGCTTGATTTTTAGAAACGCCCATCTTTTGCGAAATTGCTTTAATAGCCGCATCGGGAGAACGTCCTAAAATCATATTTTGGGTAAGATGTGTATGAACATCGTTAATAAGCTGTTGTTTGTTCGTCCAAATCCGATCGCTAAATGTCCGATCGTCTGCCGTCCAGGGTTTACCTATAATTTTTTCAAGTTTCGTATTATCGATCGCGGCAATATCCCAACCGATATTAAACCCCTTGTTCACTTCATATACACCATGATAATAAGTGTCAAGGTATGTTTTTTTAAGTGTTGATCCTGCTACTTGATCATACTTACCGTAAAGGCTTTCTATTGTTTGGCGCGTTTGCATTTCCAACGCTTCAAGGCGGGTTATGTGAAAACGTGCGGATGCGTTTTCAAGTTCTTTTACCCAAATACCATCAAGCGCGTTTTCTTTGCCGTATTTAATGTAATCTGCAACATCCCACTTGAATTCTGATAAATCTTGACTTTTAAGGGCAATTTGAGCATCCGCAAGTGAAATATTATTGTTTTTCGCAAACCGCCCATACCACGCTTCGATCTGTTCCCTTAACTGTTTTTCAGCACGGGTAAATTCGGTATTCAAAAATTGAACGGTCTGTTCCTCGCTTTGATTTGTGAGGGCTTCGATGGCTTCAAACCGCTTTTGCCAATATTTAGCGTTTTTAGCCACGTTTACACCCCCTTAATTATTGCACCATAAAATTAACCCCCTGTATTTTCGGGGGTTTTCGGTTCATTTGTTACTAACGTGTTATTATTGCCTATTTGCGGCTTGAACGCATCGCCGTATTCGTCAATGATTTCTTGTTTTTCTTTTTGTAGCCGCTCCATCTCTTTTTGCGGATCGTCAACCCACGGATGATTAGCTATAAGGGTTTCGGTTGATAGAATACCCGTTGACTTTTGAACATTTTCAATAACTTCGGCTTCGGATATGAGAATATCACGGTTAAATATAACTTCGACATCCTCACCGTCAAAATCACCCGCGCCCGTGTTCGCTAAATGAAGATTGATAAAAAATAGCAATTCTTCAAACGCCGCTTGAAATTCCGTTTCCATTTCGTTAGCATCAAGATCAATGTCGGAATACATACTTTGAATGTTCATTTGGTTAGGGTTTCCCGCCATTCGGTCATCCTTTGCATCATACCCCATCGCGTTTTCAATAATCGCCTTTTTGAACAATTCAAGAATGGACTTGTAATTTTCGGCGTTCACTTCTATTTGAAGCGTTCTAACATCCCCGTTTGCGCCGCTATCGTTCCGCACCTTGATCGCTCCGTATGTTGCAAGGTTACGCCGAAATTCCCCCAAGTTCTGCCCGTCATAATTTACCAATACAAGGATCGTGTTCCTTGTATCTTCTTCCATGCCGTTTTGAAAATTGGATAAAATCAAGTTCAACCCGTCTTGAAGTGATTTAACGCATTTAATAAGCGGCGTTTCAAAACTGTTATACTTAAACGGGATCAACGGTATCTTCTGCCAATTATACCCCTGTTCGTCAATGGTAAAATAATTTTCGTGCGGAACTTCATCGGGGATCAGCTTCCCGCCGTCCATAATGAAACGGTGTAATCCGCTTTGATCGTAAATTTCGACTTTCTTAATAATTTCTTCTTTTTTGCCGTTATAAACAATCACTTCAAAAACACGGATCGCATAGTCAAGAACTGTATGTTCTTCATCCCGCCAACCTGGGATCACTTCAAACGGCTTTAACCGCTTAAAGTTAAATTCCCCGT